AAGGCAAAATCTGGTCTAAGGAAAAGGCTAAGCAAGGAAACAGGAAGTACACAGGGTCTAATCCTCACAACAAGCATCTGCATATTTCTATTGAACCCGATATGGCTACCGATACTTCTCCGTGGTTTTGGTGGATGAGTCAACCTAAGATTGTTAATCAAGTAATCGCAAAAGTTGTACCTGCCCCCGCTAAGAAGGCATACACAACAGAAGTTTGTACATGTTGCAAGTTGCACGGTACAAAAAAATAAGGAGGAAACAATGGAACAATTTAAGCAACTCGGACTGACATGGTTCCGTGCTGCGGCATCTGCTGCGGTAGCGCTTTACCTTGCTGGCGAGACAGACCTTAAGACATTGGGTGCTGCAGCCCTCGCAGGCTTTGCAGGTCCACTACTTAAGTGGCTTGACCCATCCGCAACTGAGTTCGGTCGAGGCTCCAAGTAATGTATTAAGACACAAAGAAACCCCCGCGCTAGAGAAATCTAGTTAGCGGGGGCTTTTTTGCTTTTCCTTAACCGCTTCCCCTACAGTTAAGAAACCTATCCGCCTGTCTTATAGAATCCTGGTCCATTAAAATGTACTGCAGGTGGCGTGTACACACGGACTGTATCACCGCCACACAAAGTACACTTAGGTGGAACATGACTCTCGCTGATGGCGAGTAGCATTTCTGATACTACACCACAGGTTGTGCATTTGAAGTCATACTTCGGCATCTTTATCCACCAAACAAGGAGCAGTAAGCAGAGCGCCACAAGCACTACACTCGGCATTTAAACCGTACATTGAAATTTCATAGTCATCAAAGGTGGCATAGATAATAAATACTTTCTCACCACATGGGCAAGCATGAGTAGGCAAACCTCTATAGTTAGCCTTTGCTTCTGGCTTACGCCAGAGCCTTCTTATACTTAACCCGTTCTGCACGAACAGGAGTTTAATCATATAGAAACAATTCGCAACGCGACACGCCGATGAATTACAACCGTGTCATTCTTAATAGGAGAGACATTGTGTAGTAGTCTCCTCTATTGAAAGGAAGTAACATGACACTTGAAGAAAAGACGGGGAAGAACTATATCTCCCACAGCGCCATGTCAACATGGCTTAACTGTGGCTGGTCATTCTACCTCACTCGTGTGCAGAAAGTGCAGGAGAACCCATCCTACTGGCTGGTAGGTGGTAAGTCTTTGCATGAGGGTACAGAAATCTATGATGCCCTTAAACCAGGAGAAGCGTTTGATGCAGGCGATGTCTTTAGACAGCGTTGGGTTGAGAACTACAAACTTGCAGACAACGGCATGCCGTTCCGTGCTGGTGGCAAAAAGACTACGGCTTATCCCAATAAGGAAGATGCTACTTGGTGGCTAGACAATGGACCCAAGATGCTTGACTTCTGGGTACAGTTCCGTGAGGTTGGTGGGTACACACTGTACGAACTAGCCGATGGAGCCAAGGCTGTAGAAACAGAACTTAATACAGAAGTTGGTGGCGTAAACATCAAGGGCTTTCTTGACCGCTTGATGGTGTCACCAGACGGAGAACTGACGGTCATTGATATTAAGACATCAAGCAAACCACCAGTTACCTACACCCAGTTGGGTACATACGCCATCCTTGTTGAAAAGATTATGGGCATACGCCCAACCAAGGGTGCGTACTGGATGGCTCGCACAGGAGAGATGACAGAACCTGTAGAGTTAGACCACTACACTGAGAATCGCTTGGCTACACATGTTAAGGGATTTAAGATTGCAGTTGATAACAATATCTTCATACCTCAACCAGGGTTTATGTGCGGTACTTGTTCAGTCAACCATGCATGCTATGCAGTAAACGGAAAGAACTCTCATCTATACCCAGAACTAGGAGAATCAAATGAGTAACATCGAAAACACACCAATCCAGATTAACTGGAAAACTAAGAAAGACGGCATGCTCATCAACCTTCGTGCATCATCAGGTGCAGAACTTGACCTACTGATTGATGAATTAAGTCAGAGACTTGCTACATTGGTTGACCTTGAAGCAACAACAGAAAGCATGGCTCGTGCAGCGGGGGCAACTAACACTGTCGCAGATTCATTTCCTGGCGCACAGGTTGTCAATCAAGGTGCGGTTCCACGCCAAGCGCCAACAGCACCACCTGCAGCATCAGCACCTGAGTGTGCATGTGGTGGTGGAACAATGCGTTTTGTACCAGCAGGTATCTCTAAGGCAGGCAAGCCATACCGTGCGTTCTATGCATGTCCTAAGCCACAAGGTCAGGCTTGTTCACATAAGGCACAGCCATAATTCATGCGCCTTTTATCCCGTGCTATCAAGACTGCCTCGCAAGGCGGAGCCACGCTTCCAACAGTATGGCAAACCCTTGCAGCACAGCAGATAGCAATTAGACGGGGTGAAGTCAGCATGATTGCAGGACCACCAGGTGCAGGTAAATCCACACTTGCTTTATCTCTTGCTGTACATGCTGGTGTTTCAACCCTATACATTTCAGCAGACACACACTCACACACAATGAGTCTGCGTTTGCTCGCAATGCTTACTGGTAAACCACAGAATGAAGTTGAACCGCTGATGGAAATAGATAGGGAGTGGGCAGGGCAGATGCTTAAGGCTGCCGACCACATCCTATGGGAGTTTGATTCAGCACCTTCGCTCAAAGATGTAGAGGATGCAGTCCTTGCTAGTCGTGAGCGTTTAGGTAGAGATGTTGAACTGATTGTTCTTGACAACGCAGTTGATGTAACCATTGATGGACAGGATGAGTACGGCGGATTACGCACACTCATGCGTGAACTTAAGTGGTGGGCTAGAGATACTGGCGCTGCAGTTGTTGTTTGCCATCACACAAGTGAAGGTGTCCCAGGTAATCCTTGCCCGCCACGCTCTGCGTTGCATGGAAAGATTGCTCAGACCCCTTCTCTGATACTCACAGTACACGGACAGATTGCATCTATGGGTGTATGTGCTGTTAAAAATAGATACGGACCAGCCGATGCCATGGGTGGCTCACCTGTGTGGTTGTCCTACGACCCTGCAAGTATGCAGATTTTGGACTTAATACAACAATGAATAAATGGCAACTAAGAGTAGTTGAAAATCACGGTGACATTAAAGGTAGCGCCTCAGCAGAGGAACTATCTGTGCCAACTAAGACACTATTCGATGACATACAAGCGCAGTTGAAATACATACCAAAGAACTTTTCGTGGACAGTAGGGTGGAAGTCTTATGTTTGGCAGGAAGAAGAAACGGGTAACCTCAAAGACCTATCAGAGGATGAGTACGCAACACTCCTTAATGAAGGAGTTGTCGCTTACACCAGAGATGCTGACGGAAGCAGTAATGAAGGCGAAGTTAACGCCTCAAATGAAGGAGACAATACTCAGTGAACTTCCAGAGTTTATGGAACATATTGATGAGGCGACAAGAAAAATCTTCGACCCTTCCGCAGTATGGCTGGAGTGCTTACAGTTTGCTGATTATGTTAGCCAAATGGCTCAACACCTCCTCGACAACCACGGACCAGAATGTACAGAACAAGTCGGAATCAACCTGAAAATCATGGCTGACTCGTGGAAAGATTTAGCCGAAGGTTCAATGGAAGTACTCGACCAATCAGAAAAGGTGTTTGATAATGGCGCATAGTAATAAAGAAACTTTATCTGTTATCTGGTGTGACAATGGAAACACAGATGGCAAGTTCACAGAGGGCTTGGTGTACAGCATCATCACTGGTGATGTCCCATTCCACAATGCTATTCGTGTGCAGGGTAATCAGATTGCACGCCAACGACAGGCTGCCTTTGAGATGTGGAACAAGGTCGGTACTGACTGGGCACTATGGGTTGACTCTGACATTGTACTTACCAAGGAAGTTGTCAAGATTCTATGGGATACCGCTGACAAGATTGCTCGCCCAGTTGTAAGTGGTGTGTACTTTATCTCTAAGCAGATGGAGAACACACTCATGCAACCTATGCCTGCTATCTTTGATGAGGGTGAGAACGAGTATCAGATTAAACATCACCACCCACTGCCACGCAATCAAGTCATCAAGGTTGACAGTGCTGGCTTAGGTTTGGTCTTAATACATAAGTCTGTTATCAAGGCATTGCATGACAAGTTTGGTGAGACAGACTTTGTGTTTGCTGAGAACTCAGAAAGCGGAGAGCAGTTCATTGGTGAGGACATCGCCTTCTTCCGCAAGGTTAAAGCAGCAGGCATACAAGTCTATGCAAATACATCAGCCTTGGTAAAGCACATGAAGCGCTTTGCTTTAGATGATGGGTACTACAACCTGTATTGGGCATCAGTAGAAATAGCAGAGAGGAGAGAGCGTGAGCAATCAGCAAATAGCAAACAAGCGTAGAGGTGCAGGCTGGGAGATAGACCTAGCAGACTTCTTTGTTGAGTTAGATTACGAAGCACAACGCCTACCTCGCGCTGGGCGTAACGACATTGGAGATGTCTTTCTTAAGACAGCAAATGATTCTTATGTCATTGAAGCCAAGGCACCACGGCGTGATGGTCGCATTGACCTATCAGGTTGGTTGCGTGAGGCAGACATTGAAGCAGAGAACTACCGCTTGTCAAAGAGATTACTACTAGCACCATCACCATTGGTAATTATCAAGGCAAGTAACAAGGGAACAGGTGATGCTTATGTTGTTCAAAGGCTCAGCAATGTCCTCCCAAAACTCTAAGCATGACATCGTTAAAGTCTTAGAGCATTACGGATTTACTATACCTGTCAGAACTGGATGGGTAACAGTCCGCTGTGCCTTTCACAATGACAAAGTTAAGTCAGCCCGACTCAACATTGATAAGGGTGGCTTTAGATGTTTCGCCTGTGACATGGCAGGAGATGTGTACTCATTGATTATGAAGAAAGAAGGAGTCAAGTATGGCGAGGCTGTCAAAATCGCAGAGAGAATTACTGGCGAAAGCCACGGAGAACTACGAGCAAAACCTAGCAGAGGTTCTTCCGTATCTGGAGAGTCGCGGTATAACGGAAGCAACGGCGCGTATGTTCCGCCTCGGCTTCGTGGCGAATCCTGAGACGGGACATGAACCTTACCTTGGTAAGTTGGCTATCCCATACATCACACCATCAGGTGTTATTGACATACGCTTTCGTAGTATAGGCAATGATACTGGACCGAAGTATCTCTCTCGCCCTGGTGCAACCACACACATCTTCAATGTCATGGCATTAGAAAGTAATGCTGATGTTCTCGTAATTTGTGAGGGAGAAATTGATACAATTATCGCGACACAAGTAGGGTTCGCAGCAGTCGGGTTGCCAGGTGCTAATAACTGGAAGCCATTCTACTCACGGGTATTGGCTGACTGGGAAAAGATTATGTTGTTCTGTGACGGTGACAATGCAGGCAGAGAGATGGCGAAGAACATAACACGAGAGTTAGACAATGTGTTCCCTGTGTTCATGCCAGACAACTGTGATGTCAATGATGTTTACCTACAAGAAGGGGCAGAAGGCTTACGCAAACGCGTTGGGTCTTAAGACATGGTTAAAAACTCCAGTTTTGATTTAGATTTTGGGTACGGCAGAAAGGGTGAGAAGTTAGTAGAAGAACTACTTACCGAAGGCAAGACTGTAGAGGTAAAGCGTGACCGCAAGTGGTGGGTTACTAACAATCTTTACATTGAAGTTGAGTGCTGGTACATGAAGTCTAAATCATGGGAGCCATCAGGAATTATGGTGACTGAGGCTGCTTACTGGGCGTTTGTATTAGAACAAGGTGTACTCATGGTACCTACAAGCCATGTGTTGTATGCCATTAAAGAGTTTGGGCGTGAGATTACATGTGAGATACCCCCGAATAAGAGCAAGGGATACCTCATAACAGTAGATGATTTACTCACGGCAATGCGGAAGTTAAAGAATGAGAAAGCGGAAACAGTAGATGGATAAACAAGACGAGGTATGGGATGTGATTTATTCTGTCGCAAGACAGATAGCCTCTCGTTCAGGTCGCATCCATCGTGGGCTAGTAACTACTGATGACATGTACCAACACCTATCTTTGTGGGCGTTGGAACATTGGCACAAGATAGAACAGTGGCAACAGGAGGAGAGTCTTAAGTACAAGTTGCGTAAGACTTTCTTCAATGAAGCACAGAAGTATGTGGCTAAGGAGAGACAGAGAACATCGCGTTCGCCTATGTCAGATACTTTCTACTATTCACACGAGGTATTGCATGAACTATTGCGTGATGTGTGGACACACGAGGGATGGTCAGATACTCCTGACTTAAGTAATGAGTTTGTTACTCGTTCGACCAAGCCAAGTGAGGGTGGCAATCGCATGGCGTTGCTATCAGATGTTATGGCTGGGCTAGAGAAACTATCAGAAGTGGATAGAGAGTTACTTAAGATGCGCTATCACGCAGGTGGTATGGAGTTAGGTGCAATGGCTGAGACTTATGGCACAACAGAGGAAGCAATGCGTAAGAGAGTCAAGCGTGCATTGACTAAGTTACAAGACAGACTTGGTGGAGAGCAACCAGTATGGAACAGGCGCAAGCGCAGTAATGCACAAGCACGAGAGGAAGTAAGGAACAATGACTAAGAAGAAACTAATACGGATTATAGTATTGATTGAGTTTGTACTTTTAATCGTGTTGATTAAGTTAGCGATGGGGGACTTATGATTATTGGACTAAGTGGATACGCACAATCAGGCAAGGACAGCACGGCAGAATTGTTGTGTCTTAATTACGGCTATCGCCGTATCGCTTTCGCTGACCCTATGCGTGAGGCTTTACTGAGATTGAATCCTAAGTTGGATAGCATCACACACATAGCCCATCGTGTTGATGACTATGGCTGGGATGTAACTAAGCGTGACCCAGAGGTACGCCGTCTGTTGCAGACACTAGGTACAGATGTTGGGCGCAAGATGTTTGGTGATGACTTCTGGATTAAGATTGCATTGTCAGGTCTTAAGTCAGAAGATAAAGTTGTTGTCTCTGATGTGCGCTTTCCTAATGAGGCACAAGCAATCAAGAATCTTGGTGGTTCTGTCTGGCGCATCAACCGACACAATCACAGTGCAGTTAATGGTCATCCTTCGGAGCATGCAATGGACATGTACATGTTTAATCATGTTATCTATAATGATGGAACTCTTGATGACTTAAGTGATGAAGTATTCATGCTTGCTAAGGAACTTAATCTGGCTTAATACATAGAGAAACCCAGCGAGACAGGAGAGAATCGCTGGGCTTTTCTATGCACATAAACTTATCGCTTATGTGCTAGACAATTCTATTACTTATGTTGTGGGTCTGTCAAACCCCAACCTATACGCTTACGAATCTTGTGTCGCATTGGTGGTGTAGTGCCACCCCAAACTCCGTACCTTTCATGGGCTAAGCCCCACTCTAAACAAGCCATCATGACTGGACACTCGTTGCACATGCGTTCAAACATACGCT